TTCCGGCTTGGATGATGGGCAGAAAAGGAGATTTAAAAATTATACAAACCACACACACGGCTGAACTGGCTGTGCGATTTGGTCGTAAAGTAAGAAACATAATAGACAGCGAAGAGTACCAACACATATTTCCAGAACTGCAACTACAAGCTGATAACAAATCTGCTGGTAGGTGGACAAGCAATATGGAAGGTGAATTCTTTGCTGCTGGTGTGGGTGGTGCTATAACAGGTCGTGGTGCTGATTTATTGATTATAGATGACCCACACTCAGAGCAAGATGCTTTGTCGCCTAAGTCTTTAGAATCGGCTTACGAGTGGTATACCTCTGGTCCTAGGCAGAGACTACAACCGGGAGGCACTATTGTGATAGTAATGACACGATGGAGCACCAAAGATTTGGTTGGAAAAGTGCTAAAAAAACAAGGTGACGATAACGCAGATCAATGGGAAGTGGTGGAGTTTCCAGCAATAATGCCAGAAACAGAAACACCTTTGTGGCCAGAGTTTTGGAAAAAAGAAGAACTTTTATCGGTTAAAGCATCATTACCAGTTGCAAAGTGGAACTCACAATGGATGCAGAACCCTATTTCCGAAGAGGGCAGTATTGTTAAAAGGGAATGGTGGAGAGTTTGGGAAGGCGATGATATTCCAGACTACAGTTACGTCATACAAAGTTACGACACGGCTTTCTCAAAGAAAGAAACGGCTGACTATTCAGCCATAACCACTTGGGCAATATTCACGGATCGTGATGAAGTGGAACAAATTATCTTATTGGACGCAAAAAGATTTAGAGTGGACTTCCCAGAACTAAAAAAAGTTGCTTTTGATGAATATAAATATTGGGAACCAGATTGTGTGCTGATTGAGGCAAAGGCTTCTGGTACACCTTTAACACAAGAATTAAGAAGAATGGGCATACCTGTTACAGCTTATTCACCAAGCAGAGGCCAAGATAAAGTAGCCAGAATGAATAGTGTGGCACCTATATTTGAATCTGGTATGGTTTGGGCACCAGACGAAAGTTATGCAGATATGGTCCGAGAGGAAATGGCCTCTTTTCCGTTTGGTGACCATGACGATTTTTGTGACAGTGCTACAATGGCATTAATGAGATTCAGGCAAGGTGGTTTTTTATCTTTAAAAGAAGATTACCAAGACGAAGTAAAGTTTTTATCTAAAGACAGAACGGTGTATTATTAATGAAAATATATACAACTAGATTTATACACGACACAACGGAATACGATGGTCCCGATATACACGCCGAAAACATAGGACAGGCAGAATTAATAGCAGAATCACAAGGATTAATTTTAGAAGGAGAGCTGACTGATTTATTTTCTTTAGGTGACCACATGCGACCTAGGGTGCTACACTAAACGATTATGGCAATAGATAAAGCATTAGAACCAAACAACAATCTTGACGTTATAGAGCAAGGTTCCACAGTTACGATACCACAAGAACCTTCAAGACAAGATTTAATAAGCGATGCTGCTCAAATTCTTGTAAATGAAAATGAAATATTGGTAGGAGATGAGTTGGAAGATGAACCAATGCCCGATATGGAATTTGATTCAAATTTAGTAGATTTTATTGATCCGAGTATTCTTACAGAATTGTCATCGGATTTAATCAGTTCCGTAGATAGCGACAAACAATCAAGAGGTGAGTGGGAAAAAACTTACACAGAAGGTTTGGAATATTTGGGAATGAAGTTTGATGACTCAAGAAGCCAACCGTTTGAAGGCTCCAGTGGTGTAATTCACCCGATATTAGCAGAGGCCGTTACTCAATTCCAAGCTCAAGCATATAAGGAAATGCTACCAGCAAAAGGGCCTGTAAAAACTGAAATTGTCGGTGCTAAAACTGTAGAAACTGAAAGCCAAGCAGAAAGAGTGCAAGAGTTTATGAACTATTACATTATGAATGTAATGCAAGAGTATGACCCAGAGCTTGATATGTTGTTATTTTACTTACCGCTTGCTGGTTCTGCATTTAAAAAAGTTTATTTTGATTTTGTAACAAACAAAGCAATATCTAAATTTATACCACCAGAAGATTTAATCGTTCCTTATGAAGCATCAGACATATCTTCAGCTGAAAGAATTACACACGCCATTAACATGTCTCTTAATGAAATTAAGAAACAACAAGTTACTGGTTTTTACGCAGACGTAGAAATAAGTGACCAAGACTATAGCGAAGACGACTCTGACATAAAATTGCAAATTGATGAGATACAAGGCATAGAATCAAGTTACAAAGAAGACAGAAACAGAACCATTTATGAAATACACACGGTTTTAGACATAGAAGGATTTGAGGATGTAGATGCCAATGGAGAACCTACAGGGCTTAAACTTCCTTATATCATCACTATTGATGAGGCTTCAGAGACTGTTTTATCCATAAGAAGAAATTATTTAGAAACCGACCCATTAAAAAACAAAATTAACTATTTTGTGCAGTACAAATTTTTGCCGGGACTTGGATTTTATGGTCTAGGTCTTTCGCACATGATTGGTGGTATATCCAAAGCATCCACATCTATTTTAAGACAACTTATAGACGCTGGAACTTTAGCCAATTTACCAGCTGGTTTTAAAGCCAGAGGCATGAGAATCAGAGATGAAGACCAACCGTTGCAACCGGGTGAGTTTAGAGATGTAGACACCACGGGTGGCAGTTTGAGAGAAAATCTTATACCTTTGCCTATAAAAGAACCTAGCAACGTGCTTATGCAGTTACTCGGTCTGTTGGTTGATTCGGGAAAAAGATTTGCTGCTATTGCTGATATGAATGTTGGCGACAGTAATGCAGCCATGCCGGTAGGCACAACCGTTGCTCTACTCGAAAGAGGAACGAAAGTAATGAGTGCCATACACAAAAGATTGCACTACGCACAAAAAAAAGAATTTCAACTTTTGTCTAAAGTTTTTTCAGATTATTTACCCCCAGAATACCCTTTTGCAATGGGCTCGGCTCCTAGTGAAATAAAACAACAAGATTTTGATGGACGTGTAGACGTTGTACCAGTGTCTGATCCTAACATTTTTTCACAAAGCCAAAGGATTACGTTAGCACAAGAATTGTTACAAATGGTTCAATCCAATCCTGAAATACACGGACAACAAGGTCTGTACGAAGCATACAAAAGAATGTACGCAGCTTTGGGTGTGGACAACGTAGAGTCTTTAATACCACCGCCGCCAGACAATACGCCCCAACCCTTAGATGTTGGCATAGAAAACAGTAATTTAATGTTGGGACAACCAGCACAGGCGTTTGAAGGTCAAAACCATCAAGCTCACTTAGAAACACACAAGAGTCTGTTTTTAACGCAAGTGGTTAAAGAAAACCCAATGATACAATCCATAATCATTAGTCACTGTATGCAACACCTACAGTTCTTGTCAGCTGAGATTGCGGGTCAACAAATACCAGAAGAAGTGCAAACGCAATTACAAGAAATACAAGGTCAGATGCAGCAAATGTCTCCAGAACAGGCTCAACAAACGCAACAGCAAATAAAAATTACATTGGACCAATACAGTGCACCAATAATGGCGGAATTAACATCCGAATTCTTACAATCCATTGGCCAAGGTCAAGACAGCGATCCTTTGGTTGAGATCAGAAAAACAGAGCTGGATTTGAAAGGCAAAGAGATAGATATTGAATCACAACAATTTGTGCAAAAACTAAATCAAAGAGCTGAAGAAAAAATTGTAGAAAATGATTTACAAGAACAACGCATAAATGTGCAAAAAAATATAGCAGATGATAAACTAAATGTAGCTATTGATAGATTAAAGCAAAATGCTGATCTGAAATTATTAGAATTAGGAACAAAAACAAGGAATTAATTATGGCAACATCATTTAAAATAAAAGCATTAGAAGAACTGCGTAAAGCAAAACGAGTTGAAAGAGAAGCAGAAGCAACAGCTCACGCTCAGTCTGTAGCAGCTAAGTATGCAAAGCAAGTGGCTAATGAAAAAAGAATTGCAGCCAAAATGGCTAGAATAGAAAAAGGTGAAGAACCTGTAGTTGTAGCAGAAGAAGAAGTGGTAGTAGAAGAGGCAGAAGAAGCAGTAGTAGAGAAGCCTAAAGCAAAAACTAAAGCAGTTGCAAAGAAAACTAAAGCAAAACCAGTTGCTAAGAAAAAAGGCAGACCAGCAAAAACTAAAAAGTAATGGATGAAATTCAACTGCTTGATAAAATCAAAAATCTCATTACAAGCAGAGAATCACAAGTAAAAGAAACTTTGATGTCAGGTGGATTAAAAGATATGGAACACTATAGATACTTGCAAGGAGAACTATCTGCCTTATACTATATGCAAACAGAATTAAAAAGTTTTTTTAAAGAGGAATAAATGGCAGAACTAAAATCGACAAATGTTATAGTCGCAGATGCTTATATAGAAGAAGAAGCACGAGTTCTTGATCCTACGCTGTTAGACAAATCATTATTAGATCGTATGCCACAACCTACAGGTTGGCGTATGCTGGTTTTACCCTATGCTGGTAAAGCACAAACAAAAGGCGGAATACATTTAGCAAAACAAACACAAGATCGTGAAGCACTAGCAACGGTGGTTGCTTATGTGGTTAAACAAGGACCTGACTGTTATAAAGACAACAAAAGGTTCAATGGCAAACCGTGGTGTGAAGAAAAACAATGGGTTTTAATAGGGCGTTACTCAGGCTCTCGATTTAAACTGGAGGAAGGTGCTGAAGTACGCATTATCAATGATGATGAAGTGATAGCCACAATTCTCGACCCTGATGACATAGTGAGTTTATGATGAATGAACAAGAAAATGCAAAACAAATTCAGCCTGAAGCTGATGACGTTGAAGTAGAGGTAGTAGAACAGGACATAGTAGAAGTATCTCCAGACGATGAATTGGAGATTTACACTAAATCGGTTTCTAAAAGAATAAATAAGTTAAATAAACGTAATAGAG